CTCCTCGCCCTTCTGCGGGTGGTGGCGGTGGTTCTCCTAAAGTTAACCCTAATCTTCCTGATGATTTAAAGTTTGATACAACAGAGTTTGATACAAAATACAGAAATTTACTTGGACCGGACCCTACGTTTACAAAACGAGATAATCCTTATTACAGCATGAAGTATGAAGGCGAAGACCCACGTAAAGTAAGAGAAGAAGGTATTGGTTTTGGTTTAATGAAAGCTGGACAAGCATTACTTAAAAACCCTACATTTGCTGGCGGTATGGGCGATGCTATAGGTGCGTTTGGCGACCAAGGCTGGTTAACTGCTAAAGAACTGAAAGCTGCTAAGAAAGATGAGCGTGACTACAACTTTAATATGGCTAAAGCTAATGAGTTGTTTGAACAAGGGCAGGAAGAAAAAGCTTTGCAATTTGCCACATTAGCTCAAAATAAACAAAAAGCTGTAGCAGACTTAGGGCTTAACGCATTAAAAGCTAAAACGGATATATTTAAAACTTTGCAAGATGCGTCATATCAAAATAAGTCGTTAGACATACAAAGAATGCAAGCTAACAAACCTGATTCTGGTTTAGCTATGTTGGATAGAATCATGAAAGATAACCCCAAAATGTCTTCTATAGATGCACTAAACGCCATTTACGGAGCTAGAAGTGGGGCTAAACAAGGTACGTTAGATAGAAACACAGCGCTTAAACAGTGGGAGACTTTACCTAAATCACGTCAAAAAGAATACGGTGATTTTGAAAATTATTATTTAACAAATAATAATCAACTTTTATCTGATACAATACCTTCAGGCGCCATTAGACCTTATCAATAGTTTCGCCAGCTATTTTTTAATTAGAGACTTATGCCATATCTACGCCTGCCTGATAACTCGTATATGGAAGTACCCCAAGGGGTTTCGCAGAGCGAAGCGTTAAAGCACGCACGAGAAAAATACAAAGACCTTTTTGAACCCGCACCTAAAGCAGACACAGGTTTTACAGGCGCATTTAAAGCAGGCGTTGAAAATCTAAAAGCTGACATCGAGCGGGTTAAAGGTAAAACCGGCATTAAAGATGTTGAAGAAGCCGAAAAAAGCGCAGCTGCATACGAGAAAAAAGCAGGTCAAATATTTAAGCCAACTGAAGAAGGTTGGACTGAAGCCCCATTTCAAAAGTTTAAAGAAACGCTTGGTGGTTCAATACCCTATATGGGTGCCCCTGTTGTTGCTGGTGGAGCTGCGGCTCTTGCTGGCGCACCGCTTGCCGTAGGTACAGGTTTAGCTGGTTTAGCTTCTTTAACACAGTTTACAGGTTCAAACCTTGGTCGCCAAATGAAGGGCGACGAAGCAGAAGGTGTTGCTCCTAAGTCCCTTGCAGAAACAAGTCTAGGTACAAGCGTAGCAGGAGCTATTCCACAGACTGCGCTAGACATGATTTCTTTACGCATGATTCCGGGTATTGGCAAAATATTTGGTGAGGCAGGTAAAAAAATTACGCCTGAAATGGCTAAACAAGTTGCTGAACAAGGTATTACAAAAACAATTGGCGCTTATGGTGTTCAAGCTGGAAAAACGGGCGGTATTGAAGGTATAACTGAAGCAGGGCAACAAGTTTTAGAACGACTGCAAGCTGGCTTATCTATTACAAACGAGAAAGCTAGAGACGAGTATTTTGATAGTTTTATTGGTGGTGCTGTATTAGGTGGTACGTTAGCTGTACCGGGCACAGCCATGAAGCGGGGGGAGATTAAATCAGAAGGCGCACGGCTACAAAGAGAAAAAGAAGCCAAAGCTGCCGAGCAACAACGACTTGCGGATGAAGAACGTAAAAAGACTCCTGAGTATAGGCAGGAGTTGTTAGATAAAAGAAATGATTTACAGGCTAACATTTCTGTTTTACAAGATGCCATTAAAGACAAGCGAGTAGACCCAGAAGCTCAAAAAGAAAGTAAGAGTGAGCTTAAAGTTTTACAGCAACAAATGCGTGAGCTTGTTGGCGAACTAAAAGAAACTGTTCCGTTACCAAATGAACCAGTAGACCCAACTGCTAAATTAACTCTTGAACAGTTTAGACAACAACGTGAAGCTGAGCTTCAACAACAGCAACAGCAACAAGCGGAAGCAGAAAAACAGCAAGCCGATTTAGCTACGGCTGCTACTGATGCGGAAGCTCGTAAAGAACAGTTTGTTCAACAATACCAAGCCGTAAACAATACGGTTAATACGTTAACAGAACAACTTCAAAAAGCCATGAAAGATGGCGATATAAATACTATTACTAGGGTTGGCGAAGAGTTAGATAAAAGAAACGCTGAGTTAAATCAATTAACAGAGGTAGCTAAAAAAGCAAGTATTAATTTAAGTACGCCTGAGTCAGAGCTAAAAAAAGCAGAACTGGCATTTAAAGCTGCGCAAGCTGCTTTAAATAAAGCAAGCGAAGATCGTAGTATTATTGACGACCCAGAAAAACGTAATGCGTTAGTACAAAATGCGCAAACTGCTCAAGCTAGGGTTGATGAGCTAACCAAACTGGTTAAAGAAACTAAAGCTAAACAAGCCGAGAGTAAAGCGCTAGCTGATAAACAGTTACAACGAACTAGTGTTTTAGCCGAAGAAGAAGAGACTGGCGCACCGTTTGATCAAGCTGCGTATGATGAAAAAGTTAAAACTATGCGGGAGCCTATATCTTCTAGGCTGACACAATTAGCTACCGACTACTCTTCTCGGACAAGAGAGGTATTGCGTGCAGATGCTTTTGAAACTTGGACACAGTTGCCCAAGAAAGAAAAAGACGTATTTAACAACAGCTTTGACAAGTATTTTGAAGATCAAAAAAGTCAGACTTTAACTCCAGACGTAATGTCAGGTTTAACAGCCGCCATTGAAGCAAAGAGCCTTAATAATAGCCAAGCTAGAGCTTTAGATTTGCCAACGCAAGCCGGCACAAAAAAATGGACGTTTTCTACTGCAACAAAAGATACTGACAAACTTGCAGAAAGCGTAGAAAAACAACTTGCTTTAATAGATGAGAATGATGCGTTTATTAAAGAACAAGGCATGGATTTGCCAACTGACCCCCGCAGAGAGTTTCTTGAAGCGATTATGGTTAAGTTGGCGGACATTGGGTATAGCCAAAAAGAAAAAATAGAAGCAACTGATATTGGTACAAGATTAGGTATACAGCGAGAGTTTAAAGGGCGTGGTGCAGAGGTACCCGTTTCTACCAGAGTCGGTAAAGATTTGCCTATTGGTATTTATACTCCAGCGCACATGCAAAAGTTGCGTGCTGATATTAACAATATTAAAGATATATTTAAAGCGGACAAGAATTTAGCCGAAGAAACTAAAACAGCTAGTAGCCGTATAAGAACACAAATTACTAACATAAGTAAAAAACTTAAAAACACAAAGATAAGCGCTGAAGATAGGCAAAATCTTAAAGCCGCATTAAAAAATAAACAGGATGAACTAGAAAACATTGTTCGTCCTCAACAACTTACAAAAGATGAAAAAGCTGAACTATCCCGTCGTTTAGGTAGGCTTGAAGAAGAACTTGCAAACACTCAACTAGGGTATAAGGGTGATAAGCCAACTCCGCTTATGAAGCTTGCTTCTAGGTTAGAGTCAGCTCAGCTTAAATTAGATGTAGCTAAAACACCAGCACAACAAAATAAAATAAAACAGCAGATAAAAGGCATATCTGCTCAAATAGTTAAACGTGGCGGCAAAATACTTGAAGACGGAACAGTAGTTCAAACTGCTGAAGTAGAGAATCTTGCATCTAAAAAAGGCGTTTCACAGTTACCTGAAGCAGGCGCTAAAGGCACGCCCGTTACACCAGCTAAGCGAGAAGAAGGCTTATTACTGGATATTCAAGACACAATAGACTCACTGCGTAAGGGCGAGTTTGTGGGTGGTGCTGCGGGTGCAGAGGGTAAAAAACTTTTAGTTAACGAAACTCGAGAAAAAATATTAGCTAAGTTTGGCAAAGACGTTGAGTCTTTGGCTGAGTCTATTATCTCTAATATGAACGTGTCTTTAAAAGCACAGAAAAAGGCAGAGCTACCAAAACAAGCCCAAGACGCTATTCGTTCTATTGTAAAAGAATATTTTAAAAACAAAGCAGTTAAAGCTACTGGCTGGCGTGCTGAAAAGCAGCGTGAAAAAGCAACAAATGCTTTATATCAACAGTTTTTAAAAGCTGGGTTTGATTTAAACGATTCAAGCGCTAAAGAGCGCTATAAAAAATACATGGACGAAGCCGGCATTACAGATGAAGAATTTGCAGGCGAAGCTACTGAAACTTTAGAAAAACTTAGAGTAGCCGCAGATAAGTTAGAAAATCGTTTTTATAAAGAAAACGACACTTTAAAAGAATTAAAGCAAGAAAAAGAAAACACTGAAGCTGAAATTACAAAAACTAGGTTAGCGGCGCAGAAAAAAAGAAGTGAATTAGCTGATGGTCTTGAAGCCATTGAGCAAAAATTTAAAGAAGCAGAAGCTGCGCATAATTTAGCAATTAAAGACATTATAGATTTTAAAAAAGGCACGTTGAGCGGCGCTTACCCACGTACTTTTTTAGCAACCGCACAGCAACTTCTTACTAAAGCGTATAAAGACTTGCAAGGCGTAAGTGCCGAAAGAACAAAGGTAAGAAGAACAACTACTGTTGAAAACAAAAAAATAGATGAAACGCTTAAAGAGTTAGACCAGCGTTCAACTGAAATACAAAACAAATTAGTAGAAAAAGATACACAAGTAAGAAAACTAGAAAATCAGCTACGAGATGCTGAAAACGAATATGGCAAAGAAAGACGTCAGTTTAGTTTAGGCGAACAGTTAGGCAAAGGCGCTATACGCACAGGTATGCGTGACGCTGAACGGGAACAGATTGGCGATTTTATTGAAACTGTTAAACGTGTGTTTGGCGCTAATGTTAAACCGCCAGCGTACAAAGAGCCGGAAGCTGTCACTGCTGAAAAAATGGCTGATGATATTAAGCTGCCTAAAGAATTGCAAGACTTACAGAAAAAAGCACAAGGGTTACTAGACGAACACGCACGCATATCTGAGTCTTTAAAGAAATTGGTTGAATCTAATATGCCTGTTGCAGCTGTAGAAGCAAAAGAATTAGAAGATTTGTTTGTTTATAAAGACTATATTGATCAGCCTACGTTTGCTAGAAGAAGTAAGAGTAATGCTATTTTGCGTTTGTTTGACAGAATAACGCTTGCAAATATGACTGGGTATGTTGCATCTTTAAATGACCAAACACAAGACGCTAAAAACGCTTACAACGAAGCTAAAAAAATAGAAAAAGACGTGTTTGATAAGATAGGCAAAATCTTAAGCACGATGAAGGCTATATACGCCCGAGAAAAAAGTAATGTTGAGGCAAAAGTACGTACAGATTTTGCTGATGATTTTAAACAACTTAAAGTTCTTACCGAACAGTATTTAGAGACGTCAACTGAATTTCAAAAACAAAAAACCGCATACTTTGAACAAAAGCGTTCGGATGAAGCCGTTGCTAGAGCTGAAGAAGCCGGCACTGAAGCTGCGCAAATTAAGAAGACTGTTAAAGCTAGTGAATCAGAAGCTGGAATTAAGACTGGTTTAGGTCTGTATGGTAAAAAATCTACTGTAGTTACTACGCAAGCTACGTTACGTAATATTGATTTTACTAACATGCTTAAAAAAGTCGGTCCGCTGCGTAAGTTACGGAAAGAAATTGACGATCTTAAGGCAGATTTAAATACACCCGAAGCTGAGCGCACTAAACAAATAGCTCAGAAACAAGCGGCGTTTAATAAACTTGAAGCTGAAGCAGTAGAGTATGGAGAAAAAGTAGGGTTTGGTACTGACGAGAATAGCCTTACGCAGCTTTATATAGACCTTGCAGGCGTTGATGAAAACACATCAGAAGCATCAAATATAAAAGCTGAAATAGAACAAGTAAGACAGAAGTATGAAAACCAAGCTTCTTTTTATAGTCAGTCTACACGTGTTGTTACAGAAGTTGGTCCAAAAGGCGCTTTAGCTAGAGAGCAAGACCTTAAGGCTTTGCAGGCAGAGCAGACTGAAGAAACAAAACGTATGCTTGATCGGCTTGCAAAACGATTAAGCGAAAAACAACGATCTAGTGAATTAGAAAAACGTGAGAAACGATTAGCAAAACATTTAGCAAATAAACGCCCCGAAGATACTAACGGGCGTAAACGGTACGACAATGAAACCATAGCGCTTACTGCGGACGTGATGGTTGCTAAGAATGAAGACTTTAGTGTCTTACGTGGTAGAGGTCAGGTCAAACGTGAGGCGTTTGAAAACCGATTTAAACCAACGGAAATTCAAAAACAAATACAAAAATTAATTAGAGCCGCCGAAGCTAAAAAAGAAAAGGGCGAGGCTTTAACACAGGCTGAAGAACAGTTAATTGCAAAAACTGGTTTAACGCTAGAAGCGTATACAACCAGAATAGAAGAAGCATATAAAGAAAAACTAAGAAAAACTAACGAACAAATAAAGCCAGCGCTTAACGATAAAGCTATTGATAAATTAGTTGAACGTGCTAAGGATTTAAACGCTAAAGAAAAAGAAGCTTTTTTAACTAGAGAACTGTTAAAGACAGAATTTAGACAAGCGTTTGAAGAACTGCAAACGGAAGAAAATACACAAAAGTTTCTTGAAAAAGAACTTGATGTTCTTAACCTGCCGTTTAAGAGCGTTGAAGAATACAAACGCATGGTAGAAAACAATTTTATGTACCCTGATGATGTTAGCGAGTCTGGGCTAGATCAAAACGATTACATAAACAGTGTGTTTAGATTCTCTAACGATAAGTTAGACCCACGTATTGAAAAAGCACATGGCGGAAAAGGATTAGAGCAATCGCAAGCACAGGCGCACGTTAACAAAATAACTATGCCTAAAGGATTAAAACTGCTTGTAATGGCTAAACTGCCTAGGGGTTTACGTGAAAAGCTAGTAGCCCAAGGGTATACAGATGCAGAGCTTGACGGGCTGCGTGGTGGTGTGTTGGCTAACGGAGACGTGTTTGTTATTGCTGATAACCATGCAGACCTTAAAGACTTAGACCGCACATTAGCCCACGAAATTACAGGACACTTAGGAGTAGAAGGCGTATTAGGGCAGAACGGATTAGACGCTTTAGCCGCTAAAGTTTCTAAACAAGAGGGCGGTGTATTAGGTTTAGCTGAAAAACTAGGTGTTGCAGAAGATGCCGCAGCTGCTTATGCGTCTGCTAAACGTGGTGGCAAGTCAGAAGAATTTGCTTTAGGTAAAGCATTACGAGAAGTTATTGCGCACGTATCTGAAGCCCGTGTTGATAAAGGTTTCTTAGGCAGAGCTAACGAATTTATTAAAGCTTTGGTTGGCGCTGTACGAGCAGCCCTACGTAAGATGGGTATTAACTTAGACATTAACACTTCGGATGTATACAAAATTTTACGTGACGCACGTAAATCATCTAAAGCTGGTGTTGGCTTATATGTAGGACGTGACGGCGAGATTCAATTACGCACTAAAGAAGCTGAGTACGGACCTAACAGTGGCGGATTAGCTACTGCAAGCGGACGTTTGTTGACTAAGAAACAAGAATCTTTGTTTAGCAAAATATTTACATCAAACTCTGGTTTAGTTATTAACACTAAGTTTTTTGACCGGCTTGCGCCTTTGATGCGTGTTTTTGAAAACAAGGGTATGGCTAACTCCCTTACGGCTACACAGATACAGTATTACGTTAGTATGTATGACCAACGCTTTGCTTGGCTTTCAAAAGCTATATCCAAGGGCGTACCAAAATTACGTAAAGAAAAGAACGGTGCGGGTTTTGTTTTATCTTCAGAAGGAGAAGGCGCTAACATGAAAAAGTTAGCCGAGATATTGTCTACGGCTAACTGGGGTAACGCAGAAGGTGTACGAAACGCATATAGTATTTATCGTATTGCCAAACGTGCAAAACGTGTTGGGCTAGACAAACTTAACTTTAGCCCTGATGTAACGCCGAAAATGCTTAGCGATGCTATGCGGGATGTTGAAAACAATAAGCAGCTTAAAGCCGTATTTGAAAAAGCCGATGCTGTGTATGACCAATACAACCGAGACTTGCTAGACTTACAGGTAGCCGTTGGCACAATGAGTAAAGAAAAAGCTCACGAACTTACTAGACATAACGACTACATTCCGTACTATCGTAAGATAGGCGATGACGTTGTTTTGGATGTTGGCGGAACAAACCGCATTGTAATTGGCAATTTAAAATACCAAAAGAATTTAGAAGCTCTTGTTGGAGGAGATGACCGTATTGTTGATATTTACGCTGGCGCTCTACAAAACACCAACATGCTGATGGAAATGGCGCTAAGTAATTTGTCAACCCGCAACATTGCGTTTGCGTTAAACAGCATGGGTCTGTTAAAAGAAAAGAGAGGCTTTGGGGATGGTAATGGTCCTGCTAACGCTAGCACTATACGTTTTAAAATAGATGGCGAACCTAAATTTGCGGTAGTAAACACAGAAGCTGCGGGAGTTAGTTCCGAGCTTTTAGTCCACGGTTTAGAAGGTGTTAGCGTTAGCCTGCCTACTATAGTAAAAGCTATGGGAATGCCAGCTAATCTATTACGCACATGGGTGACACGTAACCCAGCGTACGCTTTACGCCAAGTTATCCGTGACCCTTTTGTTGCTACTATGGCAGCGGGTGTGGATACTGTGCCTATGCTTACATCCTTTAAAGCTGTGGCTAAAGCGTTCCGTAATACTAAAGACAATGCTTCGGGTATAGAAGACTTGGGTGTATTAAGCAGCCATGTGTTTAGCGGTACACCGGAAGACATACAGAAAGTTATGTTGCAGATTACTAGTGGTAAAGGCGCTCCTGCATGGGATAGGATAATGTCTAGGTTAGACTTGCTAGCCTTACAAGGCGATGCTGCTACTCGTCAAGTTGCGTTTGACAGTTACCTAAAACAAGGGCTAACTGAAATGGAAGCTATTTTAGCTACCCATAAAACAATGCCGTTTAGCCAACGTGGTACATCGCCTAGTTTGTATTGGTTATCTACAATGGTTCCGTTTATGAACGCACAGATGCAAGGTTTAAACGTATTGTATAAAGCGTTTACTGGCAAGATGCCGTTTAATGAAAAACTTAACATTAGACGTAAACTATTCCAACGTGGCGCTATGATGTTTGCTATGTCCTTTATGTATGCGCTGATGATGGAAGACGACGAGGCATACCAAAATGCTACCGACGAAGAGCGATACAACAACTGGTTTGTAAGAACGCCTTTATCTGACGAGCCTGTTAAGATTCCAATCCCGTTTGAGCTTGGTATTATCTTTAAAGCAGTGCCAGAGGCGTTGGCAAACGTAATGTTTGGGGATAAAAAAGCTTCGGAAGCGGCAGATGCGTTACGCCGTATGGTATTAAACGCCATACCTGTTGGACCTAGCGCAATACCTCAAGCTATTAAAACGCCTATTGAAATTTTGGCTGACCATTCTTTCTATACCGGTCGTAGCATCATAGGTGAACGGCTTGCGGGAGTAGACCCTAACGAACAGTTTAATCAGAATACGTCTGAACTAGCCAAACTTATTGGTAGCGTAACAGGGCAAGTGCCTGTAATTGGTAAATACCTATCTCCTGTTATGCTTGATTACGCTGTGCGTGGTTACTTAGGTTCTGTGCCGTTGGCGGTTGCTTCTTTAACAAATCCTGTGTTTAGTTCTGAAGTTAAACCGGAAATGAAAGCTAGCGAAATGCCGTTGTTTGGTTCGTTCTTCCAATCAAATGATGCTGGCGGTATTATTAACCGAGCATACAAAGACGTAGAAGACGTACAAAAAGCTAAGAAAACATATACTAAACTTGAAGAAGAAGGGCGTGATAAAGAGGCGGAAGAATATGCTGACGCTAAAGCCGATTTACTAGGTATGGCGTCTATGGCTGGGCGTTTTGTTAAGAAGATGGGTCAACTTACTGCCGACGAAAGAGAAATTAGGTCAGACCCTAACATGTCCGCAGGCGACAAACGTAAAGCACTTGATGAAATCAGAAAAGAAAAAATAGAACTTTCACGAGATTTATCTAGCGAACGCGAGTAAACATAACACCTAGCCGTCCGTTTATAGTGCCGTAATCTGCTTTGCCTAAACATCCATGATGTATTGCCGCACTTAACCCGTTTTGTTTGGTCTCAGCTAGCTTTAATGTAGGTACAAAAAATACCCCTTTGACAGGGGTATTTTTCCAAGGGTAAAACACTTTAATCTTCGATGTCATTCTCGCTAATAGGTCTCGATATGTGCATTACGTTTACCCGCATAGTAGGACCACGAGTCTTAGACAGCATGTCTTTGCGCATGTATTTAACCTTGTAGTTTGGTAGCTTCTCAAGCCCGTCTTTAAAGTCGGAGTATCCATAACTCATGCCTACACAATGGTTCTTAAGCAACTGCTCCTCAATAAAATAATCAATATGTCCGGGCACCATGTTATGCTCAACTCGACCTGCTACATCTGACCTTGTTAGTGACTGGTCTACTTCTTTACCACCGCCTAGCATAGCGCTTACAGTACCTTCAACTGCTTTTACCACAACAAATTTACCAAAGAACTCCCTAGTGTATGCGTTCAATATGTCTTCTGGCGTGCGCACACTGCCATGAATAATCCCACGAGCGCCGTATACCATTAAACGTAGGACATCCATAATTGGACCTTTGGGTATATCAATTAAATTAGCGTAGTTCTTGCCAAGCAGTTGTAGTACGGTTAAGATGCACGCATTACCCGCAATCCAGTAGCGCTCGTCTGCATTAGCTTCAAACTCAACCTTGATACGATCTTGGTTTTCTTTAACTAGAGCCTTGGCAACTTCATGGTTTTTTACCAACCAACGAATCAATTCACGACCTACCACACCATAGTTTTCTTTCAGTAGCCCAAGCGTAGCTTCTTCTTCGGGATTCCACTTTAGCTTCTTGGTTAGCTGTAACTCAAGCAGACGGAACATCTCGCCCTGTGATGCGTGCTTACGAGAACCCGACAGGAAGTCCATGACGTGCGTATTGGATGATAAAAGAACCAGTAATTTCCATGTTGAGGTATTGATGCGTTCTTCGTTAGAGCCTTGCTTCATCCTGTCCTTGCCTTTACCCTGTGTTAAATCGAGTAAAAACTCAGGCAACCATTCAAAATCTTCACGGCTCTTGCTAGTTGTTTCATCAATAATAAACGGCAGACTGTTAAGTAACCCCTGTCTTTGTTGCGATGCAACAATAGATGTGCTTTGAGTTACACGATACCCTTCGGGATGCCCAAAGAAACTAGCCGCTAACTCTAGCGAAAGTGACTTACCTGTACCTGATTCAGAAGAACCCAAGTGATATACACAGCCGTTAAACTTGGTAAAGTTCATCAGCAAGGATGCCGGTCCAACTAAAGCCATTGCCAATACCTGCCACTCCCCACGAGCAATCAGCATATTAAATACTTTTTTCCAGTTGTCTATTGTGCCAACGGGTTTGGTTGACTGATTGATGTTGTCTAAGGCAGGAGTTGGTACATACGTTTCTTTGCCGTTGGGGTAAAAGACGGTGCTACTATACACAAACGATTTATCGCTTTGCCACCCACAGTTATTGGGTATTTTGATTGGGCGTTTATTGGCGCTAGCATACTCAACGCAGGCACGGACGTATTCAAACAAGTGTTTATCGTTACCTGAACCATACGCAGCTATGATGTTTTGATTGGCTAAATGCTTAACTGTCTCATCTTTACTCACCACAGCACGTTGTGGAATTAGAATATCAATCGGTCCTTCCGGTCTGAACGCAACCATGTGCGCTAAATGGTCGCCACCATTATTAAGAATATCCATCGCAAACAAGTCATACGGCAACAACATAGTCTGCCTACGTGCTTTTTTGCCGTCTTCATCTTCTATCATCTTGTCCATGAAGATACCCCCCTTAGCGCCATAAGTGTACCCCTTCGGTGGAATTGGTTTGCTTATGACAATCTGCTCGGCTTGTGGCTCGGCTGATTCGATAATGATGTCTTTGGCTTCGGTATTGGTATTTATTTCTCGCCCAAGGGCTAGTGGATTAGTGATTTTATTGAAGTGTGGGCACGTTTCGCACACACCCGGATTAGCTTCATCTAGTTTTATACAGGCATACGGACCTTTAATAGCGTGCCATTTCTGCGCATGTCTTTCGGGTTCATAGGGGTGTAGGGCAGATAAAGCCAAGCCTTCTTCCTCACCGTCTTCACAATACTTGGCTATGCTTAATATACCACGCCACAACGGCTCCATGCCATCTTGACTCGCATGCTCACGATAATAGTTAATCTGTCCGCACTTGTCTCCAATAGTAGACATCAAGGTAAAACTGTTTTCTATTAGCTTAACGCTATTGGCGTTGGGTATTGATTTTGGGCGCTTGCCTTCTAACTGCAATGCGGGTAAACCCTCATATGCTGAGCCGTTCATCTTTTCTTTAAGCGCACCAGCTATGGTTTCAAAGTTAAAAGTCTTGGGCGATGACTCCACCATAATCTTAACTTTGCGTGGCTTAGCCTGTTTGTAGTTACTTGTATCGGGCACACGTAGAATACGAGCCGCATCGCCTGTAACCATAGCGTCAATCTTAAGTCCTTGCTTAACGCACAAACGCTTTAAGTTCTCAGCAACAGGTTTCCAAACAGCTATGTCAACTTCTTCTGCAAAAGCCCAATACACATGCAAGCCACCACCACTAGAAATAATCCAAGGCGTGCCTAACTCTGCCAAAGCCGTTGTGGAGAGAAACGTGTCCAAAGCCTCTGCCGCTTCTGCCTTAGTTGCGTAGCCCTTACCATCACCACAGTCAATATCCAAGAATAAAGACTTAATCTTTAGGGCGTTCTCGGTTAAGCGTTTGCCCTTGTCGTTGAACGTGGCTAGTGCGTAAAATGAGTTGTATCCTTTTGAATCAAACGCCATAGCGGCGTTGTACAGCTCGTCAATCGTTTGAACGAAGACGTGTTCTTTTTTAGCTGTGCTAATTTCAACGGCGCAGTAAGCACCCGAAGTAGGTAGCACAGTCGCTAGGAATTCCTGCGACTTCATATATACCCCTCGAGTTTATTGTTTTACTTTGCCTGCTAGCCGTTTTGTTGCTACTTGTTTGCTATGCATTTTCTCATTGCCTCTTCAACTGTACGGCTAGATTGTAGTATGTTCAACAAAGATTGAACGCTGTTTCTGTATGCGGGCGTTACGTCTGTTCCGCTAAACCAGTTGTAAACAGTCTGTCTTGTTGCGCCTGTAAATTTTGCTATCTCAATAACTGGGAAGTTTAAACTAATTGCCCATCGTCCTAGCTGATTGCCTAGCGTTTTGGGTGCTACTTTTGTAGTCTGTTTTATTGTATCTGAATAAGCCATGATTTTCTCGTTAAGTTGTGGGTGGGGGTACTTGCGTGTGAGTTGATTAAAGCTACAGGCTGTTTAGCGTCGCCGAGCCGACGTGTTCCCCGCTTTCCCCCCGTAACTATCTACTCATAATAATACGCAGAATAGGGTACTTGAGAGTTATCCCTAGGCTTATGCATAAAAACCCTATACGGCAACTCGCTTTCAGTTAAAAAAGCTGACGGATTTTGCTCTTTAATAAACGCTATAGTTTCATCTAACAACTCGTTTGGTTTCCCAAACAGTGGATTATCCCTGCCGTTTATCATAGGGCTACGTGCAACTGACTTTAGCCTATCAATTTGCTCTTGCGTAAATTTACTCATCATCCCACTCCGATACAGTAGCCGCTAAGCTACTTGTTTTCTTTTGTGGAACAGCGTTAGCTTTTACCGCAGGCTTGCGCTTCTCAGGCTCATCTACCTCAGCTTCTTCCTCAGCCATCGGCTTTAGTTTAGGCAGGCTAGGCTTTTTACCCTCTAGTGCTAGCGGTTTCTCAGCCTTTGAGAACGTAACCGATACTGCGTTCTTGGCTTCTACTGACGCACCTTTAGCAACAGTAACCTCATACTCCTCATCTTCTAACCAACGTGCAGGTTGGAAGAACAACTTGGGCACAGCCGCTTTAGTATCAAAACGTAGACGTGTAACTAGTGTCTCAGGGTTGATGTTTTGAGCCGCTAAGTAACGAGCGTAGGCTTGTAACGGACGCTTGTCGCCTTCTTCTTTACCGAAGATTGACGTAGCCGCTAGAGTTAACTGCATAACATCGCCTTCAATGTCATTGGCTAATACCACAGCAAGTCGTTGTGAAAACCGGCAAGCCTTGGAATCGCCCTGACCAGACCCTTTTACATTCATTGGGCATGATGCGCAGTTGCTATGTTGTGGCTCATCAATAGAGGCATCAGGTGTATCACCATCGGCTGACCAACAATCAGGGCTCTTAGTCTCGCCCTCAACGTACTGTGATGCGTAAAACGTACGGCTGATTTTTGGTGCCGCATTAACAATAACAACATCTAAATGGCGGTCGTCAATAGATGTAATTTCTTTACCATCTGCCATTAGACGGAATACACCGCCCTTGATAGAAATACGTTTAGTACTGCCAGTGCTAATTCCACCCCCTGCAAGGCTCTTGGCTAGTGTTGATATTTCCCCTTTTTTAGCAAATGCTGGGGTTTTGGCAGGATTAAAGTTGGCTAGTTCGCCCATTTGTACAGCTCCTTAGTTAGTTGGTTTACGTACCGTTACTGCATACTCCGACATAGAATTTAACCCCGCCGGTACACTTCCGGGGTTCTCTTCCAAAAACATAGACATGTTCTTTTGTGCAATCCGTTTCTCAAACAAGTCTAATGCATCATGCTCTATTACAAACTGCTTGAACGAATCCCAGTCGTTTGTGTAGTAGCGTGTTTTCTGTGACAAGATAATAGTGCCCTCGTCTGTTCTCACAGATGAAGTACCTAGCGCCATCATTTGGTCTTTCATGGCGTTCTTAATCTCGTCTTGTTTTGCTTTGAGTTCTTCAACCTGACTCTCATACTCTTTTGTCAGGTCTTGAACTTTAGTGTATATCTTGCGATATACCCTTGCTAGTTTATCTAGCGGTATCACTTCGTTTTCATCATTCATTGTTATAGGTTCCTTGTAAAATATTTTACATCATAAAAGACAGCAATACAGCAGAACATAGGGTTTTCCTTATAAATTAAGTTCTTCTTTATATAGGTTAAGCAAGAGATCATGCCCTTCAACACGTTTCTCTAAGCGGTCAAACATTTTCTTCTCTATGTCACTACCTTGTAAGTGTATCACAGTTACATTGGTTGATGTTTGACCAATGCGGTCTGCTCTTGCGATACATTGCAAGTACGTCTCTACGGAGAACACCGGACCATAAAACACAACGGTATCAGCCGCAGTTAATGTTACGCCATGTGATGCGGCTTGTGGCTGAATCACTAATACCTTTGGCGCATCTGTTGTTTGAAAGCGTTTAAATATATCTGTGCGTTTATTAACAGATATATCACCATGTATAACTTCACAGGCGATATTATGTTTTAGCAAGTGCATGTTAATTGTGTCGATGCTATGCCTAAACGGTGCAAATATAATTACCTTACGGCTTGTTTCCTCTAATACTTCTTGCAAGACACTAAGCCTTGGTGAGCAATCAAACTCTACTACTTCATGGTTGTCTGAATAAGCCGCTCCTGCGCTTATCTGCAACAACTTACTTACTCCTGCGGCGGCATTGATAGCCGTAATTGTTTCGCCTGATGTCTGCACTAGCATGCGGTCTTTTAGCATCCTGTAGTACTTAATCTGTTGCGGTGTTAGCGGTACATGCCTTGTCTCGGTTAACACAGGTGGCAGGTCTGTACATTCTTCTTTGGTGTAGCGTATGGCAGGCTGTAGCGCATCGTATACGTCCTGTTGCGCATTAGGTTTTGGTAGCCACTTAAACTTAGTTAGCTTGTTCATTACCTTGTCACGCCATGCAGTAGCAAACTTAGGCACACCTGTTGGGTTGACTAGCTTAGCCAAGCCGTATGCATCTACAGGCGACTGAGCCGCAGGAGTTCCCGTCATCATCCACAACATAGTGTCAGGCTTTAGCACCTTGTTAAGAGACTTCCAGCGTTGCGTTGTTGGATTCTTGTAAGCGTTAGCCTCGTCGACAATAACTAAATCAAACCGACCATCGTTAGCTACTTCGTTTGCCACTAGGTTTAAGCCGTCATAGTTAATAACAACGAACTCGTAGTCGCCTTGAATCATCTCAATACGTCGTGATGCTTTGGAATGATGCGCCGCAACAGCCGACCTATGAATGATGCTCTTACCAATACTACTCATCCATGCGTCGTGCATGATGGATAGCGGACACAGAATTAGGCAACGTCTTACTTGCTTTAGCTTCATCAAATAGTCAGCCGCCCATAACGCTGAGAATGTTTTACCAGTCCCCGGGTCGTTGAAAACAAAGGCTCTGCGGTTCATTGTCAAGAAACAGGACGTGTCAATCTGATGTGCGAAGGGTTTGAAGCGTCCGGGCCAGTTGTATTGCTTAGTGATAGGCGATGGTACGTTTTTAACTCCTAGGTTGCGTAGCACCCTTGCTTCGTCAAGTCCCCAGTAAACGGCTACATCATACCCACCATCCATGCGCTCAACAATCTTGTGCCTTGGGATGATTTTGTATTTGCTTGGGTCTCTTGTACGCAGTACAAGCGCCTTGTTGTCAATTATTTGCATTACTTTTTAATCCGTTCTAAATTTTTTACTAGTACACCTTTGTTGTGATACGCAAGACTTTTAATTTTTTTTCTTTGAGTGTTGTAGACAAGTTTTATGTTTGCCGTACCCTCAAAGTCGGTTAGAAATTTTTTGCTTAATGGCTCATAGAAAAAATACAGCGTTTCTTGGCATTTATTCATTTCTCACTCGCTTTCTTCTAAAAGCCACTTAACCATAGCTTTTCTTGTTTTCATTTGCTCTTTAAATAGTTTTAACGCTTCAATTTCAGCCTGTTGTTGCCGTAGCATGGCGGATGCTTGTATCGTAAGTTCTATACGCACTAAATCTAATTTATCAGCCAGTTCATTTGCAGTCATTTCTCACTCGCCTTTCTTAGTATTAGCTGTGCAAAATCAAAATATTGACTGCAAAAATGTTCTCGCATTTCAGTAGCTTCTTCCCAACATTCTTTTATTTCCCATTCTGTTAACTCACGCAACTTCAACGACTCTATTTCAGCCTGTTGTAGTCGTAGCATAGTGGCGGCTTCTTCAAACAAGTTATCGTTTTCTGTATGCCAAAACAGTTTTAATTTATCAGCCAGTTCATTTGCAGTCATTCCCAATCCCTCCACGCTACAAAATGTTCACGCAAGTTTTGTTCCTCTAAATACTTTTGCATTAGTGTCACCTCTTCTCTTAGCAAAACTATTAAGTCTGTTTGTGGGCTTTCTTTAACAAACTCGTCTGTCCGTCTTGCATACTCAAGGTCAAATGCTAAATCAATAATCTTTTTTTCTTGCTCTTTAACTAAGTTATGCAACGCTTGTATTTCTGCTGACGTGTACAACGGATTTAGTTTAAGTATCGAATCAGGTGGTGACTCTTTAAACAATATACCGCCATCTGATATGTATGCACTTGGTTTCATTTATCTCTCCGTTTCAATTGTTTCAGTACGTTCTCTACTACAAGCCTTACCGCAGTATTCGCTATATTTACTTTCTGTTGTTACCTTTGTTGAGCATCTAGTAAAGTAATGGTTACGACCATCTGCTAACCATTTGTAAACAGTGCAACCATCTACTTCGGCATACACATGAGGTTTGGTTTCGGCAATACGTTTTTCCTTAGACTCCTCTGACTCAGATGTAAATAACGATACTAATCCCCATAGGCCCATTAAGGTAATTCCAAAAACCATAATAAGAAGAAGCGATGGAAGAATCCATTCAACCATTATGTACTCAGCCCAATCAAAAATTCTTTTCATTTCTCCCTCGCCTTCATCATGGCATCTGCTAACGAATATGCTAATTCTGCTATTGCATCATCAGTAAAGTCAGAGTTTGCTTCATTGAGTAATCCTTGCAATGCTTTAGCCGCAAAGTAATCCCTCAAGTCCATACCAAATACTGGATTAATTTTTTGGGGTTGTTCACCACCACCTGTTTTTTCATAAAATCCGTTGCTTGGAAATGCTTTCATTTATCAAGCGCCTCCAAATAATTTATAAAGTCGTCCGAATTTTTAAATAAAGAGGCGCTTCCTAGTTTATGCATTGAAAATATTTTTAGAATCTTTGCATCCCCAGTCATCCAAGAATACA